AGCACCAGCAACAAAGGCACAGGCCAGCAGAAAGAACAGTGTCATATCAACTCCCAGTTGCGGTGATTTCTTGCGGGCCTCTTCGGGCTTGTCATCTTTTCAGTTCGCCTGCACAGGCGTCGGCCGCCGCGCGGCATTAGCCCTCTGCCACGTTGAAGTAAAGGGTCTTGTCGTCAATGCGGCCAGCAGCAGTGGTGACTCGGCAGCGGGCGTAGGCCTCTGCGCCCACCGTGCCGCCCTTGATCCACGCCGTGATCAGCCCACCCGCCACCACCACACCGCCGCTGGGCTTGGCGGTGTCCAGCTCGAGCCCGCCACCAAACGACCAGGCCACTGCGCTGATGGTGTCGCTCACCGGCGCCAGCCATGCAGCCAGATCCCATTCGTAATCAAGCGTTGAATCGGGGTCTTTGTCGATGGTGGGGCGGCCATCGTTTTGGGGGTCGAAGTAGATACTCATGTGAGCCTCACTGTTGTGCGCTGGGTGCCGCGCGCTACTGCCACAGCAGCCGGCGGTTCTGGGCTTGCACCACCAGGCGCCGCGGCCGCACGGTCACGGCAGCCACGGTCAACACCGCGTTGGCGCTGACCACAAAGCCCGCCCCGTTGGCCACCCGCACGCTGTACACCGCGCCGTTGTCACCCGCGCCAGCCAGGCTGCTGTACGTGCTGCCGGTAGCGCCGGCCAGGCTGGCGCCATTGCGCCGCCACTGGTAGGACAGCGGCGCATCACCAGCGGCCACCACGCTAAAGGCAAACGCACCGCCCACCACGGCGCTTTGCGCCTGCGGCTGCACGCTGATGGTGGGCGCCGTGCCCACCACCACCGACAGCGGCACGTCGAAGCCGCCGCCGCTGTACGGCACCAGCAGGTTGTCTTCGTACAGCCGATAGGTGGTGGCCACCGAACCAGATGCAGTGAAGGACCCGTTCTCGTACACCGTGCCCGGAAACGTTGCGGGGTCTGCCAGCAACATGCGGTAGCGCTTGCCGGCCTCCAGCCCGTCGTTGTACATGGCACCCGGGCCGTTGGGGCCTGTGGCGGTTTCGGCCAGGATCTGTTCGGCCAGCAGCCCCACGTACTGCGTGCCAAAGATGGGCCGCCCGCCGGCGGTCTCTTTCATGTTGCGAAGCATGGTCAGACAGCCGTTCTCACGTCGTGCCAACGGCCCGTGCCGTCGGCATTCTTGATCTGCACCGAATACACCCCAGGCGCTGCCAATCCCGACACCGTCAACACGCCCGTGGTGGCGTGGAACGTGCCAGTGCCGTTGATCGAGGCGCCGCTTGCCGCGCCCACCTCGCCGGGCGTCAAGGTGTAGGACACCGGCACGCCCAGCAACGACCCGCTGCCAGTGTTCAGGCCAAACGGCCCGACAGAAAAGCCGTAGGTCACGCCAGGCGCGTTGACTGTCAGCGTGGCATTGCTGGACGTGGCCGGGGGCGAGGTGTCGCCGGTGACCACCACGCTGTACAGGTCGCCGTCGTTGGCGCTGCCTCCCGTCACCGTGGTGGCCGGCGTGGTGTAGCTGGACGACGTGGCGCCGCCGATGTTGGTGCCGTTGCGCCGCCACTGGTAGGTGAGCGAGCCAGTGCCTGTGGCTGTGACGCTGAAGGTGGCCGCGGCTGGCGCCGTGACGGTCTGGTTGGTGGGCTGAACCGTGATGCTTGGCGCAGTGCCGCCAGCCGCCACTGTAAACGGCCCCAACACCAGATCAGTAGTCGTGCGGTTGGGCACGGCGTCTTCGGCCACCAAGTGCAGGTAGTAAGTTCCCGCAGCCAGGGTGCCGAGGCTCCAGGTTTGGGCGCTGGCCGTCATCGAACGCGAGGTCCAACCGGTCATGGCGCCGGTGCCAGGGTAGGTCAGCGCGGTGGCGCTGCCGTTTACTTGCCAGTACAGCGTGCCGGCCTCGTTACTGGTAACGCCGCCGGTACCTGTCAGAGTACCGCCAGCAGCGCTACCGCTTGTCAGACTGGGAGGAGTGGTGTCGGGGGGTGAGCTCCCGTCCGCCGCCGAAAAGCTGTCGACGTCGAATGCCGTGCCCGACAGCGACTCCACCCAGATACCCACCCGCCCGGCGGCGGTGATGTCCGTGTCGGTGAACGACAAGCACGCCACACGCGACACCTGAAAGGTGTTAGCCGAAACCAGCCACTGGCCATCTGACACGCGCTGCACAAACAGGCTGATGGTGCTGACGTTGGCGTTGACTTCCAGCAGCACATCATTGCCCGCTGAAATGCTGCACCCCATTTGGCCCAGCTCGGTTATCGAGCCGGCCACCCACTTGTAGAGGTTGACCTTCGACGTGCCAAGATAGCCGCCAAAGTACCCGGTTTGCGCGGCCGTGCTCATGCGCACGCCGGCATAGCAGCGCTCGTTGTCAGCTGCGGTCTGCGTGAACACCACAGACGCGGTTTGATTCGCGTCCCCAGGCACCACAGGCAGGTAGTAGGCCTGCCGTGTGAAGGCGCCGCCATTGCACCGCAGCTTGTTCGACTGCACGGCAGGCGCTGTGCCGCTGCTCCATGTCGTTGCAAGCCAAGTGCCGCCGACGTTGGCCGCGTGCGACGTTAGCGCGGTGCCGTTGGTGTCGGTGAAGGTGTCGTTGGCAATAGTGCTCATGCGTACCTCATGGCGTACAGGCTCTGGTTGACGCCAGGCGCAAAGATCAGGAAGCGGCCCGCGCCGTGCTTTTGCATGCGGCCAAAGGCTTCGGCCGGCGCGGGTATGGTCGCGCCCGTGCGGGTGACCGTTGCCATGTCCCAGACCGCCGTGGCGTTGGGCGTGACGGCGTACAGCGTCGAGGACTTGTCCCCGAACACCAAGAAGCGGCCGTTGACCTCATCCCAGACCATCGTTTCGTTCTCGGGCCGCTCAGCCAGCCAAGCGGAATAGGCCGCCGATGCGTTGAAAGTGATGGGCGTGAACACCGTGCCGTTGCTGGTGATCTTGAAAGCGCGAATGACGCCCGCCACGTTGGCCAGGCTGAACAGGTAGCCGTCTGGGCCGTTGTTTGCCATGGGCGGCAGGGGGCGATTGGTGCCGCCGCCGTGGTAGCCCGCCTGCGCCCAGGTGTCAGTGGTGGCCGTCCACTTGTGCAGGTAGTTCGTGGGGCTGCCCGCGCTGGCCCAGCAGTTGCCGTCGACGTCTTGGCAGATGACCGGGTCGGGCGCGTCGGGGTGCGTGCCGTCAGCGTCCCAGGTGTTGTTGGCCAGGTTGAAGCCGTTGGAATCCGGGAAGGACACCGCGGCGCCACCATGCACCACCGGCGATCCGTGCAACATCAGGCGGCTGCGGGCCTGGCTGTACTGCACGGTGTTGTACAGGTGCCGCGCAGCTGGTGAACCGCTGAAGTAGTAAGCCACGTTGGCTTCGGTGCCGTTCCAGTCGCTGGCCTTGCGGGTGGTCCAGCCGGTGGCCGTGTACACGTCGAAGCCGCTCACGTTGTTGGCGCCGCCGTTGTTGTGGCCACCTCCAGCGGCCAGGATGGCTTCGTCCCTGAACAGGTGGACGTTGCCGAAGGCCAGGCGGCCCGAGGTGTTGTTGCTGGCGTCCAGCACGCTGTTGGGGATGGCGACGACCTCACCCACCGCCTTGTTTTCAAGGTAGCTGGGCAGCAGGCCCGACGCAGGCTTGACTGCCCAAACCGGCGCGGTGTTGAACTGCGCCGAGAGCTTGACCCAGTTGTCAGCCGATGCCATGCGCATGTAGCCCGCACGCGCACCAGGCACGCCGTGGCGCACCGCGTAGCTGATGGCGGGTTGCAGGTTGCCCCAATAGGACATGGCGCCGGGCATGATTTCGCCGGCCAAGGTGCCCACCGTTGTGCCAAACCACGGCGGCACCGTCAGGTAAGTGGCGTCATACGCGGCGCGGAAGGTCGAATACCAAGGGCCGTTGCCGCCAGCCCAGTCTGGGGTATCGCTTGCCGCCACGGCAATGGTGTACGGCGCCGCGTTGATGTACGGCCAAGCGTTGGCGTCTGCGGGGTCGCCCAGGCGACCGACTGCACCGACGGCGTGCCAGTCGAAGAACGCCGCCACCTTGGCCGCGTAGCCGCTGTCCAGCAAAGGCAGCGCGCAGCGCATGAAGCCCCACACGCCGACGCTGAAGTCTTGGAACCAGTTTCGGTCACCGTAGGCGCCTGACTGCGAGCCCAGGAAGTCCTGCCCCGGCTCGGTCCAGCCCAACGGGTTGTTGGCCTGCGCCACATAGCGGGCGTGGTGGAAGTCGATGGTGGCCTGCAGGCTGTCTTTCAGCGTGGGCCTGAAGATCGTGTCGGCGTCGGGCGTGATGGCCAGCGCCTGCCAAAGCGAGCGCGTGCCCCAGGCCGCGCCGCGCGTATCGACTGCGCCAGGGAAGGAGCGTTGAATGCCAGCGCCTGTGCCCCGGATGTTGCGGCCGTTGTGGAAGTGGTTGGTCACCGCAGCAAACTGCGCGGTTTCCATGTGGTAACCGCGGCCGGTCAGCAGGTAGGCCATGTACCCGACCGATGGGCAGTGCGCCATGTCCCACGGGGGCGGCGTGGTACCGCTGATCGCGGGGGTGAAGGTCGTGATGCCGAAGTTGCCCGTGTTGGTGACGCCCTGGCTTGAGCCAATGCCCAGCGTCGGGTAGCTGGCGAACAAGGGCGGCCTGTTGGTGGTTTCGTCGCGCCAGTGCAGCGGATAGCGGCCTGCGCTGTAGCCGTTGCGCTGCACCGATGCTGCGGTCCAGGCCGTCGTCGTCAGGTACAGCACGTCGTGCTGCGGCAGCAGGCCAATGGACGGTGACGCGCCGCCGCTTTGCATGGCGTCGCCCGCGTAGTCAAACGAGCCGGCCTGCAGCGGCGTGTAGCTGCTTGGCAGGTTGGTCACCAGCGTGTTGGTCGCACTGACGTTTGCCAAGAAGGTGGGCACGACCTCTGTGCTCTGCATGTAGAGCGTGTCGTGCTTGAAGTCGACGCCAGGGTCAGCGCCCAGCCAGTGCGACAGCAGCGCGCCGCTGACCAGCGGTGTGCGGTTGTGGTGCGGAAGGTCAATGGCCGCGCTGAAGCGGCTGGTGCCGCCCAGCGTGAAGGTGAAGGTGGCGCTCTTGCTGGTGGGCCCGGCCACCTGCAGGTAGCCGTTTTCAATGATGGGCAGGTGCTCGACCTGGCCGTCAGCCCACAGCCGCACGTGGTCCCACGCCACCAGGTGCGCGTCTGCGCCCACGGGCTTGCGGTACCAGAATTCGGCGCACAGGTCGTTGGCGAAGTGCGTGTGGAACGGCGACGCGAAGTCGCTGCCGCTGAAGGTGGCCGTGCCAAACCCGCCGCAGCCCACCACCGCAGTGCTGGCACCCATGGCCGTCAGCACGGCCGACGCCGTGAGTGCAGCGCCCGCGCTTACCGTGCCGGCGCTCATGGTCAGCGTGCTGGGCGCGCCGCCCGTGCTGACGTAGGTGCCGCCGATGATGGCCAGGCGCACTGACCCATCGGGCCAGCGGTTCATGACGCTGGCGCGCGCCGTGGCGCCTGAGATGACGACATCCTGGCCGCTGGGAATGGCCCCCTGGCGGAAGGTGAAAGCCAAGCAGAAGGGCTTGTTGCCACTGGTCGCTGACAGCAGCTGCAACTGGGGCTGGCCAGCCTGCGGCGCCGGCGGCGGTGGCGGAGGCGGAGGGGAAGCCAATCCCGTGAATGCCGCCGGACTGCCGCTGATCACCGCACCAGGCGTGCTGCTGGTCAGCGCCAGGCTCTTGATGCCAACCAGCAAGGCCATGGGCCCGATGTTTACGGTGGCACCTGTGGCCAACGTGCCGCTGCTGACTTCGAAGGCCACCTCACCAGGCGTGGCGGTCACAGTCCAAGCCGCAGACACGGCGCCCGTGTTGTCCACCCGCCACCCCGTGGCCTGCACGCCCACGGTGGCGCTCGACTGTCCGGCCACCAGGGCCAGCTGCGGCGCGGGCGCCGGGGAAGGCGCAGGCGCAGCCCGCCCGGCATAGACTGGCGCGGTGGCCGCGGTAATGGTGTCGGCTTGTGGCGTGGCCATGGCTTCCTACTGCAGCAGGGTCAGCAGCAACGCCTGCTTGCGGCGCTTGCGGCGTTGGGTGTTGCGGCGCACGATTTCCAGCCACTCCACGTTGCCGCCACCACCCGGGCCGCCCAGCAGCGGGGGCGAAGGCGCTGGCGGCGGCACCACAGCGCCACGCGGCGCCAGCAGCAGCAGGTACAGGTGCGGCAGCATGGTCAGCCGCCTTGCAGCGCTTTCCACGCCTCGTAGGCGGCGCGCGTGGCCTCTTCGTCCCAATCGGTGCCGTCGGCGTTCAACACCTGGAAGACGTCGTCGCCGTCCTTGATGTGGGCAATGTTGGGGTTGAAGGTTGCCGGGATGCTCACAGCGCCACCGCAATGGAGTTGATGAAAAACCGCGTCTGCAGCGTGGCGCCGTTGGTGAAGCCTACGCGCCAGTAGCGCACGCTGGGGCGGTGCAAGATCTCGGCGTACTGCGCCCCGCCGGTTGGCGTGCTGGTGGCCACCGCCTTGGCGCGGCGCCAGTTGGTGTTGTTGGGGCTGACTTCCAGCCACAGCGTGCCGGGCTGGTCAGACTCAGCAGACACCCGCACCTCTTGGGCGTAGGTGCCGGCGTTGGCAAAGGCCGTGGCCGTGGCCGTGACGGTGGCGTCGCGGCTGGTGCCGGTGAAGGTGGCGTTGGCGGCCAGCACGGTGCTGCTGTCGTCGTACCAGATGCCGGCGCCCGCCACAAAGCCGGCGCGCACCGTGGCCGCTGCCAGCGTAGCGGTCACCGATGTCACGGGGTTCATGACCTGGGTGGGCACCGCATGCGACGCCGAGGGATCTGCACCACTCACCCGCACCTTGTTGCGCGGCTGATCTTCGACGCTGAGGAAACCCACTGTCAGCGTGGTGGTGCTGGCTGGCGCGGTGCTGCCGTTTTGCGCCACCAGCACAAAGTACATCGGCACGTCTTCGTCGGGGATGTTCTCGACGCGGCTGGCTCGGTTGGCCCACTGGTAGCCCGTATTGGTGGCCACCAGGCTGTCGGCATAGCCAAGCGCCAGCACGTCGAAACTGAATTGCCCCACGTGGCCAGGGCTGGCCGTGGTGTTGATGGTGGCCGTGGTGTTGCCGCTGGCCCAGCCACGGCGCTGCGCGTCAAAAGCGGCGCTGGTGGCGGTGGTGCCGCTGTATTCGGCCGCCATCCAGTTGTGGCCGTACACCGTGAGGGTGCCGCCGCCGCTGGCCGGCCAGCCTGCCACGGTGAAGGTGACGTTGTCGCCCGACACGCTGGCGATGGCGTAGCGGCCCGGGATACCCACGCTGGACAGCGCCGACAGCCGCAGCGACTTTCCAACATCGCGCGCAGCGAACACACCACCGGGAATGGTGACCGTGACGCTGGTGGCGCTGTTGATGGTGTAGGCCAGCGCGTCGCCCACCAGGTCGGCCAGCTCAAAACGGAAAGTCTGGTTAGCAATGCGCTGCGACAGAATGGCCTTGTACCGGGCCAGCAGCGCGCCGTGGAAGGTCACTTTGCTGCGGATCACGGTTTCACTGTTGACCGTGGTGCCGGTGGTGATCAACAAGTTGCCGCCAGCTTGGCTGACAGCCATGCCCGCGCCGGTCCTGATCAGGTCGAGCTCGGCCAAAGCCAGGCCTTGCAAGCCTGAACCTACCTCCGCAAAGCCCACGCGCCAGAACAAGGGCGGCGCGTTCCGCGTCACGATGCCTTCAGACGCCGCCGTCGGGTCTGTCGCAGACGGCACAGGCAAGCGCGCCAGCATGTCGGCCAGCAGCAGCCGCGCTGCCTCAAGCGTGGCTTCAGTGCCCAGGTTGACGTCGGCGCCGTCGGCGTTGGAATTGATGACCCGGGCAAACTTCTTGCCGCCGATTTCACGTGCCGCCAGCGTGATGTCGGCGTTGTCGCGGTCCTTGCTGAGAATGTCGTCTGCCATGGTGCGCGCGCCTTACGGCAGCGTCCTTTCGGTGGCCACGGTGCGCACGACGTCGCCCTGTTCGTTGACTTGCAGGTCGGTGATGGTCTGGCGCGCGGGCAGCTCGAGCACGCTCTTCACCTCGGCCGGCTGCACCGTGATCTGGTTGATCACCTGGGCCGGCGCCGCCGGCTCCACGGTGATGTCGTTGCGCACCTGCGGCGCGGGCATGCTGGCCAGAGCCTGCTGCATGGCGCCGGCCAGGGCCTGCTGCATGGTGCTGGCCATGGCCTGGGCCACGCCGCCCATGGTTTGCTGCAGCGCCGCGATGAGCGCCGGCATGTCGGCCTCGGCATGGCTTTGCACGTGCACGTTGGGGGCCTTCATGGCGCCCACGGCCGCAGCCATGGCGGTCATGCCGGCGTTCATGGCGTCGGCCACGGGCCGCATGTCGGGGCCCTGGCCACGCGCCTGGCTGCCGTCGGCGGGCGGCGTGTCCACGGCCAGGTCTGCCGCCTGCTGCTGCAGCGCGCCCGCGTCGCTGCTGAACACCAGGCCCGCGGCCTTGGTCTTGGCGCGCCAGTCGATCACCTGGGCCAGCAGGTCGCTGGGGTTCTTGCCCTGCTTGCGCAGCACTTCGTATTCGCTGGCAAAGCCGGCCTTGACGGCCAGTTCCCAGGCGCTGATTTCGCGCATGGGGTCGATCCAGGGCATGCTGGGCGCCACGAACAGCACGTCATCGTGCGTACCGAGCTTCAGGTCGGCCGGCATGCGCACCACGCCAGACAGGTCTGCCACCTGAATGAAGTCTTCCACCACCGGGCGCACCATGGCGGTGGCAAACACGTCGGTCAGCACCATGTAGTGCACCCACTGCTCCACCAGCTCTTGGCGCTGCGCGCTGTAGGTGCCGTTGTAGTTGCGCGCCAGGCTGCTGAAGCTGGCACCCAGGCCAGCGGCCATGGCGCGCAGCTGGCCGTCGCGGAAGGTCACCAGGTTGGGGTTGGGCCGGTTGGGGTCCAGCAGGCCGATTTCTTCGCCCACGGCCAGCGTGTCGATGATCATGCCGGGGCCCATGCGCAGGTCGCGCGGCTTGATGGCGCCGTCTTCGTCGGTCTCCAGGCCCGTGGGGTCAAAGCCGTCGGGCCCGGCGTTGCGCTTAACAAAGCCGGTGAGCATGGCGGCCACCTTGGCGGCCACGCGCTCGCTCTCTTCGTAGTCCTTGATGTCTTCCAGCCGCGTGATCACCGCCGCAAAGGCACTGACGCCGCGCAGCTGGCCGATGCGGTCGCGCAGCGCAATGTGCAGCATGTTGGCCGCCGGCACACGCTTGGTGTCGGTGCCCAGCGTGGCCTTCCAGAAGCGCGGGTCCTCGGGGTGGCCGCGGTACACGTGGTAGCCGGTGGCACGCCCCCAAGCGTTGCGCTCGACGCCTTGGCGGATGCCCTTGCTCTCGTCGTCATAGTCCAGCGGCAGCAGGTCGGCTTCAATGAGCTCCAGGCTGTACGGCACCGTGGTGCCGTGGTCCAGGCCGGCCACGGGGCCGCGCAGGCGCTGGGCCAGGCCTTCGCCGTCGCGCAGCAGGGCGCGCGCCATCAGGCGTTGCGCGCTGCTCCAGCTGTGCTGGCGCGTCACTTCGGGTGCACGGCACCAGTCGCGCCAGGCTTCGGTCAGCGCGGCGGCGTATTCGGTGTGGATGCTGCCGTCGCGCTTGCGCGGCTGAAACTCCACGCCCACGCCCTGCGGGCCCACCATGTTGTTAACCAGGGTGGCCAGCGCACCGCGCGCAATGTCGTGGTTGCGCTCTAGGTAGCGCACCTGGTTGCGCAGCGCCGCGGCGGACACGCCCACCAGCGTGTCGGGCGCACCGCTGGTGGACCGAAAGCGCCGCTGAGTGTTTGGCTTGGCTGCTTCGTAGTGCGCCAGCAAGATGCGCTGGCGCAAGCGCGCCACGCCACGGTCGGGCCACAGGGCCGCCACGGCACGGTCCACCAGGTTCAGGCGGGCGGGTTTGTTCGAAGGCATGGGCGGCTGACTCGGCACAGGGTCAGCGGCCATCCATGCGGGCCACGCTGTACCCCAGACCGCCGATGGTGGGGGCCCGCGCGGCGCGGGCAGTGGTGGCGTCGACTTTGGACTGCCATTCGCGGCGGCCCCTCTGAATCCACTCCAAGTCTTCCATCGTGACCATGCGGTCGACGCCGCCGTCATTGAAACGCACGCTTTTGCCCTGCAGAAGGGCAACCTCAGCTTCCTGGTAGAAGCCCAACATCTGCTGCGCGGTGTAGACGGCCATGCCACGCAGTCTGCGCAGGTGGGCGCGACATTCCCAGGGCGGGAATGTCACAACGGGCCAGGCTACCGGGGCAGCAGCAGCAACACGCCGCCCAGCAGGCCGCCCAGCACGGTGGCGCTGATGTCGCCCCAGCTCCAGCGGCCACCGGTGCGCACGTTGTAGGCCTCGCGCGCCAGCGCGGCAGCGGCAGTGGCCATCAGCGCCCAGCGCAACGGCGTGGCGGGGTGGCCCAGGTGCAGCGCCAGAGCTGCGGCCAGGGCGCCGGCCGCGGCGGCCAGCGTGCCGGCGGCGAAGTGCAGGACCTTGTCGGGGGCAAACGAAACGCTCATCTGTAAATTACCTCGGCGCGCAACTCCATCTGGTCAATGACGAAGCTGTCAGTTGATGTGAACATTGAGGCGTACAGGCTGAAGCTGTAGCTCACGCCTCCCGTCACTGGGAATCGCCGCGTGGTTTGAACGGGGAAATTGTTTGACCCCGAGGGCAGCGCTAGGTCCACGCGCTTCCACCCATCGAACGTGCCGCCGTCTTCTTGCAGGCTCCACCTCACCGCACTGCTGGTTGCCACCCCGCGCCCGTCGAAGTAAATCTGCGCCGTGCCTGTTGCAGCAGCCGTGAACGACACCGTGGCCACCACGGTGTTCTTCAATGACGAATAGCCATCCGGCACAGCAAAGTTGCCAGTCACGGTCACGGCTGAAGTCGGCGTCGTCACATACACCTGAGTCGCCGCGCCCGCTCCTATTTGAGCCGTCCCGATCAAGGTGCCCGCCCCCACCGTCAGCCCCACACTCACCGGCGTGGCGCTGTACCCCTTGCTGGTGTCGCGGTGCGCCACCCACAGCGTCAGCGCGCCAGCGGCGGGCCAGGGCAGCAGGTATCGGTCGGCGGTCCCGCGCCACTGCAGCGTGCCGGCGGCCCAGCTGGCGCCGGCCCTGATTTCGGTGTCCAGGTAGTCGGCCTCGGTGTTCAGCGCCCATGTCAGCAGCACACCGCCCGGCACTTGCGTGGCGGCCACGCTGGTGGGGTTGGCCGGCAGGGCCGACTTGCCCACCACCGGCAGCGGCGGCACCGGCACCCACACGCTTGACCCGCCCCGGCCGTTGGTGGCCTGCGCCTCGATGACCACCACCGTGCCGTCCACCAGCGCACCGGTGTAGCCCTTCACCGCGGCGCCCGACAGCGGCGCGCCGTACACCCATTCGGCAGCGCCGGCCCGGCGCCAGCGCAGGCGGATGGACCCGCGCTCACGCACAAAGCCTTGGGGGTGCGCCGACCAGGACACCTCGGCCACGCTGATCAGCGTGCCGTCAGCCTGGCGCTGCAGTTGCTCAACCACACCGGTCACCGACACGGGCGTCACGTCGAACAGCAGGCTGTTGGCCGGCGGGGTCACGGCGTCGGCGGCGGTGAAGCGGTCGGCGTCCAGCGCGTAGGTGCTGGCGCGCACCTCGCGCAGCTCCAGCGGATACTGGCCATTCCACTGGTTGGTTCGGCGGCGCACCTCAAAGGTCTTGCCCGCAATGGCGCTGTAGCCCTGCATGCTGAACTGCACCGTGTCCAGCAGGCACAGGTTGGCGCCCTTGCCGGTGACGGTGAGCGCTGCGGCCAGGGTGGGCCTGGCGCGTTCAAGCTGCACGCCCATCAGGTAGTTGGCCTGGCGCTGGTCGGTGCTGGCTTGAAGGTCCAGTTCCAGGATCTCTTCGGCGCCGTCTGCCGTCACGTAGCTGGCATTGGTGACCGACAGCGCCGGCTGCTGCACCCAGTTGCGGGCGGCATCGTAGAAGGTGGCCGTCACCACGTTGGGCGGCGCCACGCTGGCACCTGCCTGCGGGGCAAAGCTGATGGTGTCGGTGGCCAGCACGTCGTCGTCGGTCAGCGTGACCGTGGCCGCGCGGAAGGCGCCTGCAAAGCACTTGTAATAACCGCCAGTAAAAGGGAAGTCGCCCGCCATGGCGTCCAGGATGATGCGCAGGTTGTCGGCAGGCGTGCGGTCCAGGCTCAGGCGGGTGTTGCACTCGTAGCGCTTCACGTTCTCGTAGCCGGTGTCGTCCAGCTTGCGCACGCTGATAAGCTCGTCGCACACGTTGGCTGCGGTGCTGACGCTTGCCCAGTCGATCCAGCCAGTGGGTACGCCCATGCCGCCGTCGGCCACCGGCAGCGTGCGAAACCACGCCGCCAGCAGCGCCGGGTTGCTGCTGTACGAAAGCGTGGTGCTGGTGCGCGGGTCCCACACGCCGGCCGGGCCGCGCACCACGGCGCCCACGTCGCCGTTGTCACCGGCCAAGAACAGCGGGTGGTCAATCAGTTTCAGCGTGCGCACGTAGGCCCAGCCGCGCAGCCGGTGATCAGCAGTCCAGCGCGGCGTGGTTACGCCCGACCAGGTGGTGGTGGCCTGGGTAGGCGACCCCATGGCCCACTGCACGCGCAGCGGCTCGCGGATGGCTTGGCGGCTGGCGTAGCCCACCGTGACTTCACCTGTGAAAGCGCCTGTGGACCAGCTCACCACCAGGCCCGCCACCGACGCGGAAAGCGTGATGTTGGTCTGCTGCAGGTTGTCGCCCGTGCCGGTGCTTTGCACCACATAAGACACAACGCCGCCTTCGGGCGTGTTGGCCAGCGTCACGCTGGTGGCGGCGGTCACCGTGAACACCTGTTCAACGGGCGCCGGGTCTAGCGAGCTGGCGGCGTACTTGCCGGCGGTGGGGTAGCCCGCGCCGCTGATGTCGGCGGCGGCAATGTACTCATCACCGATGTACACGCCCACCAGTTCGCCGATCTGCCCGTGGTTGATGGCCACGATGCTGTCCAGCCACTCTTGCGTGGGCCCGACGAATTCGGCGTACATCAGCGGGCCCGAGGTGCGGGCCGTGCCCAGCACCATGGTTAGCGGCGCCACCGCGCTGCGCAGCGTGATGTTGCGGCCGCGGATGGCGGCGTCGCGCTGCGCGTTGGCCCGCTGCTGCGCGCTGTTGCGCGAGTAGTCGGCCACGGCGACCGTGGCAACCAGCGCTGCCAATGCCGCCTGCGCAGCCGTGGCGCCGCCGGCCGTGGCCGCGGTGCTGACAAGAAAGGGTACGGCCTGCGGCATGGCTACAGGCCCCAGGCCAGCCGCTCTTCGCGCGCGGGCCGGAATTCAAGCCCGCGCGCGCCGGGCGCACACCACCAGGCGCCCAGGTGCACGCCCATGGTGGGCATGCCCTGCATGCGGGCGCACACCACCGCGCCACGCGGGGCGGCTGCCGGCTGCGCCAGCGGGCGGCCCAGCACGCGCCAGGTGGCGCGGCCCAGGCCGCCCAGCTGCTGCAGCACCTGCAGCGCTTGGTCTTGGCTGGCCCAGCGCCCGCGCAGCGCTGCCATGGGGTCGGCGCCGGTCAGGGCCACCAGCGCGTCGGCTGCAAAAGTGGCGCAGTCGTTGCTGCCCCAGGCAAAGGGCACGTGGCGCCGCGCTTCGATGAAAGCGGCCAGCCGTTCGGGCCAGTCGGGGTGGCGCTGCAGGATGGTCATAGGGGCGCCCGGGTCATAACACGTTCAACCAGGCTGGACACGTACTCAGCGCCCAGGTCGCTGGGGTAACGGCGGCGCAGCTCGGCATCACTGAAGCGCAGGTTGCGCGAACGGCGGGCCTCGGCGTCGAACACCTCGGTGCGCACCGTCACCGTCCAGGTGCGGCTGGCCACGTCCTCGGCGCTGGCCATGGCCACCATGCGGCCGATGTATTCCACCGTGGCCACGTCGGCCTCGGCGTCGGCCGCGTTGTAGCGTTGCTCGAGCACGCGCACCAGGCGGCGCTGGTAGGGCTCAGACACCACCAGGTCAAAGATGCCGGCTTCCAGGCCCGTGAGCGTGAAGTCCAGGCCCTCGGTGCCGTCGGCGGCCTCGCCGTGGGTCTGCATGGACAACAGCGCGCCGGTGTGGGTGTACAAGTTGCCGCCGCTCACCACGTCCCACGGCGCCACGGCCAGGCGCAGCGTGCCGCTGGTGAACAGCAGTTCGACCAGCTGCGCGCTGCCCTTGTGGCTGGCTTCGTCGGCCGCCAGCTGCGTGGGGGTGCGGTTGCGGCTCACTCTTCCACCAGCTCAACGGCAAAGCCGGGCAGCAGGCCGCCCTGTGCAGACATCTGCACCACCGGCTGCGCCAACACGTAGCGGGTGGTGGGGCGCTGCCAGACCACGGGCGTGGTGCTGGCGGCGCCCAGGCGGTGCGCGGGCTGGAAGTTCACCTGCATGGCGCCTGCGGGGTCGGCCAGTGCGTCTTCCACCACCACCACGCGCTGGCCGGCCACGCTGATGCGGTCGCCGCGCAGCAGGGTCAGGTAGGCCTGGTGCGTGGTGGTTTCGGCGCCGGGCTCAATCTGCACGCCAAACCAGCTTAGGGTCTGCCCGGCGGCGGTGGCGGCCGGGGTGGGGTTCACCATAAACTGCACGCTGCTGCTGGCCGGCATGGTGGCCGTCACCGAAAACCGCTGCCAGGTGCCCGTGGGCGTGACCAGAAGCGAGGCGATCAGGGTCGAGGTGCTGTCATAGATCACCAGCGCCACGGTGCCGCCCAAGGTGCCCGCCTTGAGCCAAACGCTGCCGGTGAACACTTCGCCAGCCAACACGGTGCGCGGCGCTTCGGCCACGAAGAACGTGTCACCTGCGGCCACGCTGAGCATGCGCATGCCCGGCGCCTCATAGCCAGGCGGGCCGTCGTCGGTGTCCACCTCTGAACAGCAGTTGACAAACGAACCCGCAAGCACCTCAAGATGCGGCGCCCAGAAAACCACCGTGTCACCGGCGCTGCCGGCGCTTGGGAACTCCATCACCACCCGCAAGTTGGCAGCAGGCGACGCGCCAATCAGCGCGGCAATCTGAAACCACTGCCACGCGCCGCTGGGCGTGACGTCTTTGGTGCCGTAGACGGTGCCAGATCCGTCTTGAATCTGCAGCCTGACCACACCGGCCAAGGTGCCCGCCTTCAGCCGCACCGTGAAAGACGCCGCTTTGCTGGCGTGCGTTGTAGTCGTGTAGGTCTGGAAGACGTAGCACACTCCGCCAGCGGTGCGCGTGATGAGGCCAGCAGTCGGCTGGCCGTCAGGGTCAGTCTGGCCACCAGTTATGGTGGCGTTCGACAAAGACCACCCGCTGGTGCCCCAGGCTTGGTAAGCCCCCGCCCGGCGCACCAGGTTGGCACCCGCCAAGCCGCCGCCCAGCGTCAAGCTGCTGGCACCTGCCGCCATGGTGGCGCTGAGCGTTGGCGCACCGCGCAGCGTGCCCAGCGGTTCAGGCGTCTGCAGGTTCCACAGCAGCAGCCTGTCGGCACCGCCACGCTGCTTCAGAAAAAAGGCTTCCAGCTGGCGGCGCTGCACCAGCTGCGACACCGGCACTGTGCGGAAGTTCATCGTTGTACGCCAGCGCGCGCCTGGCAGGCTCTGCGTGGTGACGCGGCCGCTGCGGGCTACGCTGAGCTCGACGTTAAACTCCACGGCCTCGTCATAGCCCTCAGGCGAAAAGTCGCCGCCGGGCGCAAAGGGCCAGGTGTAGTCAGCCACGGTCAGGCCCCCGCCAGCATGGCGTTGTTCATGACGCGACCCGGGCGGGCCAGGTCACCGGCAAAGCGCGCGTACAGCGCGCGGTTGTTCTGCTCCAGCGCGGCCGCGTAGGCTGCCGGGCTTTGACCTGCGGGCACGTGGTAGTGCACCTGCATGCCGCCGCTGGGCGCTGAACCGCCGGCGTGCGGGTTGTAGCGGGCCGGCACCACCTGTTCGCCGCGGTGCAGCAGCGCCACCATGTCGCGCGGCACAAAGTTGGTGCCGGTGGCCATGCCGCCGCGGGTGCCGTTGATGTCGGGCGCGTTGATGCCCCGGCCGCTGGTGTCCACGCTGTAGCCACCGCCCACCACGCTGCCGATCATGCCCAGCAGGTCACCGAACAGGCCACCCTGCCCGCTCTTGCCCACGGCCGCTGTGGCCAGTGCGTCGGCCAGGCTGGCGGTCACGCGGGTGAAGATGGCGTTGCCCAGCGCGTTGGCAAACGCCTTGGCCGGGTTGTTGCTGTCGCGGAAGGCGGCAGACAGGGCGCCCTTTACGTCTTCGTAGGTGCTGTCGCCGGCCTTCTGGCCCAGTTTCTGAATCTCGTACTCAGCCTTCTCGCTGTTCAGGCGCCGGGCTTCGGCCAGCGCGCCAGGGGTCAAGCCCTTGGCTTCCAGCCGGCGGTTGGCGATGTCCAGATCCAGCCGCACCAGGGCTTCACCGCGCGCGGCTTCGTCCTCGATCAGTTCCAGCGACGCGCGGCGCGTGGCCTCGCTCAGGCTGTCCAAAAACTCTTGCTCGGCCGCCAGGCGCTTGGCGTCGCGCTCTTCCTGCGCGCGCAGGGCTTCGTTGAAGAAGCCGTCGATGCGGCTTTGCTCTTTCTCGTAGGCCGCCGCGGCCACCATGCCGTCGCGCGCGTCCAGCACCTGGAATTCGTCGGGGATGTAGGGCTTGCCGGTGCTGGTGCGAGCGCCACCCTGGCCGCCCTGCAGCTTGGCAATTTCGCTGCGGTTGGTGCTGACGTTGCGGCCGCGCGCGTCGGCCTGCTGGTTTTCCAGCTTGAGCTGTTCCTTAAGGAACTGGATTCGTTGCTCAAGGGCATCCTTGGCCTTGGGGCCCAGGTTGCCGCCCAGGGCCTCCAGCCGGCTCATCGCGATGTCGAGCTGCTGGCGCGTGCTGCCTTGCCGGCCAATGTTCAGCATGGCATCCCACGCGCCGCTGGCGGCTTCCCTGATGCCCTTCCAGGCACCCTCCAGCAGCCCCAGCTCGCGCGTCTGGCTTTTGGTGGCTGCCAGGAAGGCTTCGCTTGTGGCGATCATGGCCTCTTCGACGCGGCCCTGCTCTTCCAGCCCCTTGATGTACTTGAACTGCTCGACGGTGATGAAGTTCCAGGCCTTGTTGTGCTCGGCAGCCCACTTGGCCACGCCGTTGCTCATGGTCGCGAAGTCGCGCGCGATGTCGGCGCTGTCCTTGCCCGTGATGTCGGCCAAGCGCGCAACAGCCGCCGCCGTGGCGTCGATCGCCTTGGCGCCGACTGAGCCAGTGGAAGCCAGCGCGATGACGATGTCTTTGGCACCGCCTACGGTCTGCTTGGAACCCGCGGCCACCTTTTCGGCCAGCATCTGGTAGCGGTCGGCCGTCAGCGCTGCAGCGTTGCCGCTCAGAAGCAGCGTCTTGCGCAGCTCTTCGCTCTCGCTGCGCCCCTGAAACACGGCCACGCCGAGCGTGCCAACCACCGCGGCCAGCGCGCCAATGCCCAGCGTCACCGGGCTAATGGCTGCGCCGATGCCCCGGATGGCCGGGCCGATGCCTCCAAAGCTATCCTTGATCTGGCCACCTTGCTGCAGCAGGATCAGCAGCGGGTTCTGCCCGCCGGCCAGCTGCGTGGCAATGTCGGTGAACTGCGCCGGCAGCGTGCGCATGGCCGCGGCCGTCTGGCGGGCGCTGATCTCACCGGCCTGGCCGATCTTGCCGATGGCGGCCGCCGCCTGCTGCGTGGCTTGCGGCAGGTTGCCTGTGTCCAGGCGCAAGACGACGACGGCTTCTTCTCTCACTGCACCGCCTCCTGGCCTACGCTTTGTCGCGCTGCTCGGCAAACCACAGCAGCGCTTCGTCTTCCATCACCTGCAGCGCTTCGAACAGCTGGCGCCCGCGCCGGCCGCCCTGGCCGGGCTTGGCGCGCAGCGGCAGCGCCGTGTGGTCCAGCGAGAAAGCACCGCCGGGCCCCGCACGCCACTGGCCGCGCATGTCCATGAACAGGCGCACCGCGGGCCAGTGCTCGGCCCACAGTTCCACGGGCTCGGGCGCGGGCGGCGGCGGCGGTGCTTCCACCACAAAGCCAAAGGCCGCGGCGGCCGCGTTGTCCACCACGGCCACGGCAGGCGGGCGCCACAGCACCCGCCGCGTGGCCGCCCTCAGTTTTTTGCGCGTACATCCGTCAGGTGCCTGCGGTACTGCGTGATCAGCTCGGGCCCGCTGGCGGGGTACTGGTCCAGCAAGGTGGCCAGCACGTCGCGGCTGAACGGCGCGGGGTTGCCTTCGGCGTCGGCCAGGGGCGACAGGTCGAGCAGCACCTCTTCGACGTAGCTCACGTCGTCAGTGCGGTCCACGCTGCTCAGCAACCAGGCGCTGAGCTGGCGCGCCGTCTTGTGCTTGAAGGTGGCCTGCAGCGTGGCGGGCTTGTCACTGCCCGGCACACTGATCTGCACCGGGCACTTGAAGGTGGGGCTGGCAACGATCTTGAACATGGCCGCGCCGCCTTAGCGCGACACGATGCGCAGTTCGTCGTTGCCGGCGCTGGGCACCATGCGCAGCTGGTAGGCGTGCAGCGCGTTGCCGTTCAGGTCTTCCACGCTGGGGCTCACGCGCTGCACCAGCGGGCTGTACACCGCCACGATGTTGCCGGTGGTGGTGCCGTGGGTGAAACCCAGGCCCGTGGTGGTGTTGGCCAGCACGTCGGTCATGGCCGTCACGGCCTGCGCGGCGCTCAGGTCCAGGCTCAGGCCGCCGGTGACCTGGCGGTCGGTGAGCTCTACGGTCTCGGCACCCACCAGCGGCTGGAAGACCAGATTGTTGCCCGCGTCCACCTGCAGGCCCTTGCTGATGAAGGCCGTGCCGCCGCTGATGACGCCGGTGGCGGTGGTGTACGTCAGGCTGCCCAGCACCAGGTCGGCGCTATTGGTGTCGGTCACCACCTGCGGCGTGCGCCAGGCGGTGAGCGTGGGCGACGGGTTGGCCGCCGCCGTCAGGCCGCCGTTGCGGCCGATGAAGCGGAAGCGGAACTCGGGCCGCTCGCCCACGCCCATGGCCAGCGTGAAGGTGCCGCGCGCGCCCAGCAGCTTGTGCAGCTGGCCGTCCAGGTAGTAGTAGATGGTCAGGCTGGTGTTGGTGCCGAAGGCGCTGACGGGCAGGTAGTCGACACTGGCCGCCGCAACGGTCTGGCCAAAGCCGCAAGCCAGCAGCAGCTTGCCCCAGGCCGGCGGCGTGGTGGCCGTGCCGCTGCCCGCGGCCTCGACCGTGAAGCTGACCTCGACGTAGTTGGTGCCCACCAGTTGCTCGCTGCCGCCCAGATAGCCGCGCACGAAGTTGCGCGCCACGCTGTTGGCCACCAGGGGGTTGATGCTGGGGTCGCTGACCAGCAGCGCGTCGGTCCCGCCTACAGGCACGGAGTCGACGCTGTAGGTAGGCTCCAGCTTGGCCAGGATCAGGGTGTTGCGGATGATGCGCGGCATGGCTTGCCCCTTGTGATGTGCGGTGTGCGGCTACGCCTGCAGCGAGCCAGAAGATGTGATGTGCAGCACCGGGTAGATGCCGGTGCAGGTGCCCACGCGCGTGTCGGCTTGGGCGCTGTCGTGGCGGATTCGCACACCGCACATCA